CACAATCAGATACTTGCCAGAACCGTAGTTCAGCAAAGTTTGAGTATCGTCATCTTTGTTGTAGAGTACAAGTTCGATAACCTCACCAGCATGTAACTGTGGTTGCCATGGAACCACCAATCTTAGTGCGATCTTATCCTGCTCCAGAAGTGCCATGCGTGCCTGTCGCTTCAACAGCCATAACTCAGAATAGTCTGGGCACATGTTCTGCATTCCTGCTGAACCGGCATTTGAGACGGAACTCTTTACAACACCACCACCCATGCCGCAACCCAACGACTGATTTCCGAGTAGGCTGAACGTCTTGAAAACCGGATTGAAGACCATGATAGAGTTGATGTCGTTTCCGTTGGCATCAATACCGTTTAGAATGTCCGATAGCAGGTCAAAATCACAAGGAAACGAGTGAGTCATGATCTTATATGGATTTCCATAGCCTGCTTGGGCTGCCGTTTCGCTATAACCAAATTTCGCAATAGGTGCCTTTCTGGTAAGAGTATATAGCGAATAAAACCAATGTGTTCCTAAAGCATGATAGGTCATATAGTGTAGCAATGATGGGTCGTTTCCTGCCACCAATGCGGCTTGTGCTTGTTGTGCCACCACCTGAAATGGATGAATGTTCTCAGCAATATAGTCTCGTGCTGGTCCAGTGCTTTCCACAAACATATTGGTTGGTTGAACGCACTGTGAAAGAACTTGGCTTACGACTGCCGATGGTGTGGTACATTTCCATGACTTGCTGACCAAATGCGCAGCATCCTTGAGCAATGTATGGTCACAAGCATGAATGACAAACTCCTCGTTTCGCTGTGTTATGGGATGGCGCATATCCAAGCGATATATCGTCTGGTTGATTTCCATTGTGGTTGGAATACCAAATGGTTCCAAACATTTTCGCTCAATGTGCGCTCGAATCGTCTTTCCCTTATAATCATCAAGATTTTTGATAGGTATCGTGTGTTCATAGCTGTGAACGCGCAACGAGGTTTGTAAACCGGGTGTAAGCAGGCTTTCTCCCAGTATCAGTTCAACCGGCGTGACCTGAGTAAGTGTGTTGAGAGAAACACCGTCTAGATAGATTTCAAACTGGGCAAGTAAGCCCTGTTCCTGACTGGCTTGTGTGTCTGCCATTATACAAGTCTTCTAATGTATGAAGGTATCGACCCGATCAATGTGTTAAACTCGCGAATGATTTGAGAGTAGTATTCTGGCTTGATGATCTTGATGTGTCGCTTTTCTTCGTTGAGGTTATATTCATAGTCGTAGTATGAAATGTCGTCACGGCTGATCGTCTCGATAACGGTCATGCCATCCGATAGATTGTAGGTGTTTATTCCTGCTGTCTCCACCAATGAGCCATCACCTTCATAGTAGTCATAGGGAACATCCAGATCGTTATCGGTCAACTTTTCCTGATTGACGATAAACCGTGTCTCGGTTGTTGTTCCTGTAGCTTGTTGCTCTCTCACAATGACCTTTTCATAGTGATGAATGGTTGTTTTTGCTGTCTCCACCGAGCCATACTTTCCTATTATATATCTGCGAAAATCACGGTCGTTCAAAACCCAATCATACTGACCATCTACCATATCATTTGCCATCAAAATGAGCCAGTGTGCCTCGGGGTCGCCATAAACCTTGTCTGCCAGAATCTCAGGAGTATCGCTGTCACTGACGCTGTATTCATAGTAGGCAGAAATGTTTCCAAGTATCTCCTTGAGAATACGAAACCGAACGAAAATGTTGGTGACGAACTGATAGTTGCTGTATTGCTTGTTGGCAATATCGTATCTGAGAGTAGGAAACTTTGTATAGAAGTTGGACATTTATTGTTGCTCTCTTTTTGCCTTTTCGCGCTTTAGTGCCGCTTGTCTATAACGCTCTTTTTGCTCTGGTGTTCGTGTTTTGCCCTTACAGGCTTTGCTCATTTTTTCCTTATATTCTTCGCTTTGATAAAACATTTTTTCCTTATTCGCTTTACCAATATTGGCTCGGTGTTCTGCGGTGAATATTTTACCCTTATGTGATTCGCTTATTTGCTGTTTTGTTTCTTCGGTATGTCCACGTTCTTTCATGATTCGAGCGTTCTCACGTAGCACTTTTAGTTGATGCGCGGACGGCTTTCTGCCTTTTGATTTCTTTCCGATTTTCTTTTTCGTTGTTTCTGATGTTTCGTAGCCCAACTTACCTTCACCACCTTTCGTCAAGTTATAGCCATTGTTATAGGTTCCATATTCCTCGATCAATAATATCTCGTCATCAAGTGTTGCTTCTTCTTTTAGTATCGTCCATTCGAAAGCATCAAATCCATATTTACGAATCGCGTTATGGAAATATTCACCTTCACCACGAGCCGATTTATTCTTGTGTGCCACTAACCGTTTTTCAAAATCAACCGCAAAACCTATGTATGCCTTACCGTTGATCGTATTTGTTGCCTTGTAAATAACTGCCATTTTGTTTCTCCCTTTTTCACTGTAAACCATTCTATCAGATCGGGAGTATTTAGTAAAGCAAAAACCTTGAAACACTCTAAAATCCCTGCAAAATTCTTTGTTTATGGATTGGCTCGATTTCCTTGAACTGTAGACGCATTCTTACCTGAACCGGATGCCCGTTTCTAAAGGCAGAAAACATTCCGGACGGATGATAATCAACCTCGATATTATCCAGCACACATGTATTGATGCGCGCAATATTTCTGTTTTCCACACCCTTGTTGAAAAAGGTGATGTCGAACTCTGCGGGCGGAATCCATGTGGCACCTAGAGTGTTGGGATTGATCTCGGGTGCGCCATGAAACTTGATTTGTGCGATGATTTCTTTTAGGTTGGTGGATTCTTGTTCATTTCGAGGAGCAAATAGAAAATCGAAGGTGAAGTGGCGAAGTGCGGTTGTGGAGAACATGACCTCAACAGCAGGATTGATAGGATTACCCATAACCTGTGCCACCTGATTAAGCGCACCACCGGTTTGTGTTGCGCTTGAAATCATACCTGCTAATCCGCTAGAAACCTGACTTGTTATACCAACACCGATTTTACCGGCAAGTTCGGTCATGGAAATATCATCCCAAAAATGCTCCTGATACCAATACATGCCTTGCGGAATAAATAGAGCAATCGATTCAGCAATACGCCTTGTCTGTCTGGGAATAAATGCTGCTCCCGGAGCCCCCACTCCCGCTCCACCCAAAGCGCCATATCTAAGCACATCGACTTTTGAAGCTTGATCTAATGGTGTAATAAACTGTCGGTAGTTTCCTGCTGGATCGGTTTGTAGTGAAGCAGATAATCTGAATCCCTTGGTAGGAACATTGATATTGATGACCATGTAGTGACCGACATAATCCATGCCTATATCGGTTGGAAAAACCTTGTATTGAAAATTGTATTGGCTTTGTCCGAGAGTATCAAGGGATGCGGTTCCTGTTACAGGAGCGGTCGAGGCAGCAGCAAGACGAGTAGCACCTTCTTTCAGGATTTCTAATGCGCCCGACGCCATGCCTCCCACATCAGGTAAATAGTCCCATAGTCCCATTCTTTGTTCCTCTGTGTAAAACTGATCTATATATTTATATGCAAAAACGAAAGCCTAAAAGGGGTTATTTCAAGCCTAAGAACCCCCAGAAATATAGCGGTGATCCTACGAATATCGTCTACCGTAGCGGCTGGGAGCTACTGGTGATGAAGTATTTGGATGAGAACACCAATGTTGTGAAGTGGTCAAGTGACGGTCTGGGCATCGATAATATGCCGACCGAAGAATCCGGCTTGGCAGTTCCTTATGTTTCACCAATAGACAAGCGCGTTCATCGATACTTTCCAGATTTCATTGCCGAGGTTCGAACCAATAGCGGTGAAATCAAGACGTTCATGCTGGAAGTAAAACCCAAGGCACAAACCGTCGAGCCTCAAAAGAAGACGCGAAAAACCAAACGTTACATCTCAGAAGTTGTTACATGGGGCATCAACAAGGAAAAATGGAAGTCTGCCGAAGAGTTCTGTAAGCAACGAGGCTGGGAATTTCGCCTGATCACAGAAGATCAGCTTGGTTTGCGAAATAAATAACTAACAACCCAAAGGAGGAAACCATGAAATTCCTGATTTTGCTTTTGCCACTTGCTGCTGACGGATGTGGCTGTACCGATTCCGGATTTCTGAAGTGTGCTTCTTTATTCATGGGCATGTAAGGATAAATGGCAACCAAGTATACAAAAAACGAGTTAGCCAACTGGTTCACATCTAAGGCAAGAACGGCAGAAGGATGGCGTCGTGCTGTTCTTAGTGAAACCATGCGAACGCGCGACAACACAGTCATCGGGCGCATGTTCTTTTTTCGTTACGATGCCAAATGGAAGTCGATTTTGCCAGTCTGGGATAAGTACCCACTGGTATTTCCCATTGAGCGCTATTCAAATGGCTTTCTCGGTTTGAATGTTCACTATTTGAACTACAATCAGCGAAAGTACATACTTGGATTGCTTGGCAGCTATCGAAATAATAAAAACCTGACGCAGACCACACGATTGAAGCTATCATATGATGTGCTTCAACAATCCAAGCAACTAACAACACTGGCACGTCCGTGTATTCATCGATACCTTTTCAGTCATGTTCGAACTAAGTTTGTGGAGATTTTTCCTGATGAATGGGATCGGGCAATAGAACTGCCACTAGAACTGTTCGTTTACAAAAAGTAGGAAACACATGGCAACGATTTCATTTCCCAACGCACCTGCCAATCTCAAACTGTCCGATTTTAGAGCGGTAACAGATTCGCTTGGTGGTCCAGTAAAAACAGCACGATTCGTGGTTGTGATCAAACCTCAGGGTGGGCTTATTTCCGGATACGCAACCTTCACCAACCAACTCATGTATCTGTGTGAAGTGGCAGAGATGCCGGGTCGAGGCTTTGTTGCTATCGATGGTATTCGCTACTATGGACCAGCATTCAAGCTTCCGTCGTATCCAGAATATGACGACATCAACCTGACTTTCATTTGTCGAACCGCATCGCTTGAAAGACAGTTTTTCGATGACTGGATGACGATTATCAATCCCATCAACACATTTGATTTCAACTATCGAGACGAATATCGTTCAGAAATCGATATTTACCAGTTTTCAGATTACGGTGAAGCGGGAGCAACCGCACCAGAAGCACAATATTGTATCAGCTTGATCGATGCCTATCCATACATGGTAAGTCCCCAGCCCATGGCATGGTCGGACGATCAGTTTCAGCGCCTTGTCGTATCGTTCACTTATATGAAGTGGGAGCGAAAAGGCATTGATCCTGTAAATAGAGGCGGCACAGGACTATCATTTGAGTTGGTTGCTGGGAGACAAAATAATAGATAAGGAAATACTATGCTAAAGATTGATTTACCGACCTATGACGTGAAACTTCCATCAACAGGAGAAACGGTCACTATTCGACCCTTCACTGTAAAGGAAGAAAAACTGCTGTTGATGGCACTTGAATCAAAAGACGAGGAAGA